ATGACGGTGCACAAATATTAGAACAAATCCTACCATATTTTGGTCCAGAGTGGACGAATACAGTAAATCTTGTTCCTGCTCTGAACCTCAAAATGGATATTCCAACAATTCTAAACGACGTAGCAGTTGAAGATACATACGAGGGAGACTTTGTTTCTCGCCGAGCTTTGATCTACACGCTGAACTTTACGATCAAAGGATACTTTTATGGACCTGTTCGCAGCTCCGGTCTTATCACAAGAGTTCAGGTTGACTTGGCATCGGCGAACGGTTTGGGTGATGTTACTTCTTCTGATATTAGTAGGACTGGTCGTTCTAGCAGGATAGTCATAGTTCCTGGTCAGTTTGCTAATGGATCACCAACAGCTAATTCGGCAGCATCAATTGATCGTTCTTTGATCAGTGCAAACAGCAACTTCGGGTTTGCTTCAAACACTTTCTTCTATACGGATGGATTGAAGTATAATCCGAAAACAGGCGGTGATTTATAATGATCACTGAAGCATATATGCTGCAGCTAATTCGTGATAGAAATATGGACGTCCTCAAGATAAAGGATAGTCGGCAAAAAAGCTGGGTTGAAATCCGTGGAAAAAAAGGTTATGAAATTGACGGTTATGATAAGAAAGATAAACTCCACCGCATTTTAGACCAAATTGGCAAGTCTGCTAATATGAGTGATCTCATGAATGGTAAACCTGTCAACATAAATCCAAAACATCCAGATGGGAAAAAAGCTCTGGGTGTGGTGAAAAGAATAATGGGTAAAAAATGAAAACACAACTTGAAAAGAACTTAGAAGATATGCTCAACCTCCCAGTCGAGGAGCAAATTGCAGACGAGCAGGTTCCTGTAGTTGTAAAGAATAATGACTATGAGTTTGCTCGCGAAAACCTTCATGACATAATCGGTAAAGGGTCGAAGGCTCTTGAAGAATTGTGTGATGTCGCGAACGCGAGCCAGCATCCACGTGCATACGAGGTTGTCAGCACACTCATAAAAACTCTCAGTGACGCAAACTCCAACTTGCTCGATATACAAAAGAAAAAGAAAGATATCGAAAAAGAGGATGACAAAGGTCCGAACAAGGTAACGAATAATCTATTTGTTGGAAGCACAGCAGATCTTCAAAAAATAATAAACCCAAGGAAAGTTATCGATGGCTGAAACATACCTTGGAAATCCCCTTCTCAAAGCTCCTGGTGTCCAAATTGATTTTAGTAAAGATGAAATTGAGGAATATGTTAAGTGCACAAAAGACGCAAAATACTTTATTGAAACATACATCAAGATCGTCAATGTAGACAAAGGTCTCGTTTCTTTCAATCTTTACGACTTCCAAGAAAAGATGGTTGAGACATTTGTCAATAATCGTTTCAGCATTTGTAAGCTGCCTCGGCAAAGTGGTAAATCGACTACAGTTGTCGGTTATATGCTTTGGAATATATTGTTCAACGATAATCAGAACTGTGCTATCCTAGCGAACAAAGGGCAACTCGCTCGTGATCTACTTGCTAAGATACAGCTTTCGTATGAAAATTTGCCGAAGTGGTTACAGCAAGGTGTTATAACCTGGAACAAAGGTAATATAGAGCTGGAAAACGGTTCGAAGGTCGTTGCAGCTTCTACCTCATCATCCGCAATTCGAGGTGGTTCGTACAACCTGATATTCCTAGACGAATTTGCGTTTGTTGGTATGAATTTGGCTGAAGAGTTCTTTGCATCTGTATATCCTACGATTTCTTCTGGTAGCACATCGAAAATCATCATCGTTTCAACGCCGAATGGTCTGAATCATTTCTATAAAATGTGGACCGATGCGATGGAGCAGCGCAGCAATTATGTTCCTATTGAGGTACACTGGCGCGACGTCCCTGGGCGCGATGATAAATGGCGCGATGAAACGATAAGAAATACCAGCGAAGATCAATTTCGTCAAGAATTTGAGTGTGAGTTTATCGGCAGCGTAAATACTCTAATTGCTCCGACGAAGCTCAGAAATCTCGTATATCACACACCCAAAAAAGAAGAATGGGGTTTAGACTACTATCGTGCACCAGAAAAAGATCATGCCTATGTTATTTCTGCGGATGTTTCCCATGGCGTTGGTTTAGATTATTCAGCATTTTGTGTATTCGATGTCACCCAACTTCCATATCGGCAGGTTGCCAAGTACAGAAATGCTGAAATATCGCCTATGCTATTGCCCGAAATTATACATAGATATGCAAGGTGGTATAACGATGCATATGTGCTTGTAGAAAGTAATGATATCGGCGGTACAGTTGCCGAGTCTTTACACACCGAACTTGAGTATGATAATATGCTGTCGACTGTCATGAAAGGCAGAGCTGGGCAGCAAATCAGTGGTGGTTTTGGTGGTGGCACAGCACTTGGCGTGCGTATGTCGAAACAAGTAAAAAGAATTGGCTGTCAGACATTAAAGGATATGATTGAGTCTGACAAGTTATTAGTACAGGATTTCGAAACAATCCAGGAACTGTCTACATTTGTAGCGAGGAGGCAGTCCTATGAAGCCGAAGAAGGCGCACATGATGATATTGTTATGACTATGGTAAGTTTCGCATGGCTCACGAGACAACCATTTTTTAGAGAATTGACAGATACAGATATAAGAGCAAGACTGGCAGAGGAAAAATATCATGCAATGTTAGATGATTTGACTCCTCCAGGATTTATTGATGATGGACAGAGTGACGAAGTATTAAGTATTGAACGTGGGAGAGCCGATTCGGGATTTTGGTCATCGGGTCTGTAAGACGTGATTTTTATAAATAATCTCGTGAAAAGAAAAACAGATAACTTTTAACAGGTTATAAGAGAAAGAAGAGGAGATTGAATTATGCCATTTCAGGTTTCTCCTGGCGTTAATGTCAGCGAAATTGACCTAACAACGGTGGTGCCTGCAGTAGCAACTACAACTGGTGCTATTGCAATGCAAGCCAAGTGGGGTCCGTCAAATATTCGGGTTCTCATAGATAGTGAGGACACTCTGGCAAGCCAGTTCGGTACGCCAAATGCAAATACAGCGTCAGACTTTTTCACCGCAGCGAACTTTCTCGCATACGGTAACTCATTACAAGTTGTTCGAGTCATAGCAAAAACAAGTGGAACTCAAGCACAAAATGCTATTGGTAACTCTGCTAACACCGCAGCAACTTTAATTGAAAACGATGACGACTACGAAGAAAATTACAGCACTGGTATCACTGGTGTCGGCGGTTGGGTTGCCAAGTATCCTGGTGAACTTGGTAATAACCTTCGCATTTCAGTTTGCCCAAGTGCATCAGCATACGAAAGCACACTAACAGGAAATGTCGCGTTTACGAATAACAGTGTTACGGTTACAGGTAACGGTTGTGCCTTTACAACCGAGTTGACTGTCGGTGATATCATCCTTTGTGGACCAGATCGGTTGCCTCGTAAGGTTGCAACTCTTCCCGATGATGATACTCTAACACTCAAAACTGTCTATGTTGGTAACAACGTTATCGCAAATACTACCGTTGGAACTTCACCAACTCGTCGTTGGGAATTTTTCAACGAGTTCGATGCTGCTCCTGGAACTTCAGACTTTGCTTCACAGTATGGTTCAAGCACCGACGAAATGCATATCGTTGTTGTTGATGAAGACGGTGGTATTGGAGGAACTGCAAACACAGTAATCGAAAGATTCAACAGTGTTTCGAAAGCGAGCGATGCAAAAACTGATGACGGCAGCAATAACTACTATGTTGATGTCATCAACAATACTTCACAGTGGGTTTGGTGGGCTGGTCACGTTGGTACGACAACCAACTGGGGTTCACGAGCCGAGCTTGGTAAGACGTTTGGTGCAGCTTCAACACCTAACGGGAACGTGTCCCTCGTATATGGAAAGGATGGTTCTTCAGTTGGTGACGGGGATTACATCAACGGTCTCAACCTATTCAAAGATCCAGAAGTTGTTGATGTTTCATTTATTCTAAACTCGGCAGGTGGTGCTACTCGCGCACTTCATATCATCGATAATATCGCTGAGTTCCGGAAAGATTGCCTTGCAATGATTTCACCAGAACGTTCTGATGTTGTTAACAACTCCAGTTACGTTGGGAAAGAAGTTGTAGATACAATTGCTTTCCGTGACAGCCTAAAATCAACATCTTATGGTGTTATGGATAGTGGTTGGAAGTATCAATACGACAAATACAACGATGTGTATCGATATGTTCCGCTCAATGGTGATACCGCTGGTCTCATGGTTCGCACCGATAATACTCGCGATCCTTGGTTCTCACCAGCTGGCTACAACCGTGGAATCATGAAGAACGCAATCAAACTAGCATACAATCCGAATAAAACTCAGCGAGATGAGCTCTACAAGAAGGGAATCAACCCTGTTATCACTCAGGCTGGTCAAGGAACCTTGCTCTTCGGTGATAAAACTATGCTCAGCAAGCCAAGCGCATTTGATCGGATTAACGTCCGTCGGTTGTTCATTGTTCTAGAAAAAGCAATTGCAACTGCTGCTAAGTTTTCTCTCTTCGAGTTCAACGATGAGTTTACTCGGGCACAGTTCAGAAACTTGGTCGAACCATTCCTGCGGGATGTTCAGGGTCGTCGCGGTATCTATGACTTCCGAGTCGTATGTGACGAATCCAATAACACTGGCGAAGTAATTGACCGAAACGAGTTTATTGGTGATATCTACATCAAGCCAGCTCGGTCAATCAACTTCATTCAACTCAACTTTGTTGCAGTTCGGACTGGTGTTGAATTTTCTGAGGTTGTAGGTCAGTTTTAGAGGCTAAATAGAGAGAAGAAGGAGACATAAGATATGGCTTTTAATGTAACAGAGTTTGCCTCAGCT